AATATATAATAAATATAATAATATATTAATATAATTATATATATATATTATACCATAAAATTTTTAAAAGTCAAGTACTTTCTTGTTAATTTTTAAAAATTTTTTTGTTTTTTAATAAATATCTTGTTTTTTAAAATATTTTGCTGTTTTTTGTCAAAAACACTTGACAAAAGTTTTAAATTATGGTATAATATAGCAATTCAATCCTGTTAGAAGGAAATTATGTTATCAGATAATCCAATTACCAAAAAATTTAAACCAAGAGTACGTTCTGTTGAAGCTAAAACTAACAAACCTTGGTCAGATAAACAAAAAATTGAAGCTGTTCAAACCTACTTGCTTCTTGGCAATTTGGCTTTAACAAGCCGCATGCTTAAAATTCCTGAGATTACGCTTCGCGTTTGGAAAACTACAGAATGGTGGAAAAATAGTGTAGAAGACATCAAGCAAGCTGAAAAAGTTCAGCTTACATCAAGACTTCAAAAACTTGTTGGAGCTAGTTTAGCTGCTGTTGAAGATCGGTTGGAGCATGGTGACATGATGTATGATCCCAAGTCTGCCCAACTTATTCGCAAACCCGTCACTATGCGAGATGCTCACAAGGTTGCTGTTGACTTAATGGCTAAAAAAGATTTGTTGGAAAAAACCACCCCAGACGAAACCCCAGAAAAAATGGGTGAAGTTGCCATCCAACGATTAGCTGAGCAATTTATCAAGCTTACCACACAAAAACCAAAACTTCCTGAAGTGGAAGTTGTGGATGTTCAAACAAAGGAGATTTGAATGCCCTACATGAAAAATGGGAAACGCGATTATAAACGTGAAAACGAGCTGTATAATTCTCGACCAGAACAAATTAAAACACGAACAGAACGCACGACGTTGCGTCGGCGAGCAAATGCTGCTGGCATCACACACAAAGGCGATGGTAAAGATTTAGACCATAAAAAACCTTTGTCAAAAGGAGGTGCAAACACTTTTGCTAATGCTCGGGTTACTTCACAATCCGCCAATCGTAGTTTTAGTCGAAATGCAGACGGAAGTTTAAAAAGTCAAACAAGTCGAAAAGAACGTAAAAAATGAAAGTTACCAGCCAACTTGTTGAAGGTTTTGTTGGTAGTGTTCTTTCTTCTAGGTTTGATGGGCAAGCTGCTTCTCCAGATTTTCACAAAGAATGTTGGGAACTTTGTTGTTCCAATGAAAAGTTTGTTGCTTTGGCTGCCCCAAGGGGGCATGCAAAATCTACGGGCATTACTCTTGGTTATGGTCTTCCCACTCTTTTGTTTCGTGAACGTAAATTTATGCTTCTTGTTTCTGACACAGAAGCCCAAGCCAGTTTGTTTTTAGGAACCCTTAAACAAGAGCTTCAAGAAAATGAAGAGTTGGTTTCTTTGTTTCAAATAAAAAAGAATGACAAAGGTATTGTTCAATTTGCCAAAGATACGGAAACGGACATTATTGTTGAATTTAATGACGGTCATAAATTCCGCATTATTGCCAAAGGTGCTGAGCAAAAACTCCGTGGTTTAATTTGGAATGGTTCTCGCCCAGACATCATTATGTGTGACGATATGGAAAATGACGAGCTTGTCATGAACAAAGAGCGTCGGGAAAAGATGAGGAAGTGGTTTAAAGGGGCATTGCTGCCCTGTCGCAGTGATTCTGGTATCGTGCGTATGGTTGGCACTATTTTGCATGCTGACAGCCTTTTAGAGCGTCTTATGCCCAATCCTTCTGACAAGCTTACGGTAAAAGAAGAATTAAAACAATACAGCACTCGCAAAGGAATGTGGAAAGCTGTAAAATACAAAGCTCACAACAGCAATTTTTCTAAACTGCTGTGGCCAGAAAAAAAAAGTGCTGCTGAATTTAAAATGCTTTATGAAGAAGCTGTCAAAGACGGCACAACTGACATCTACAGCCAAGAATATTTAAATGAGCCCATTGACGAATCAGTATCGTTTTTTAAAAAAAGTGATTTTCTTCCCCTTACACAAGAAGACCGCCTTAAAAAACTAAATTATTATGTCACTGTTGACCTTGCAATTTCTTTAGAAGAGAAAGCAGACTTTTCGGTTTTCGTCATTGCTGGTGTAGATGAAGATAAAATAATTCACGTTAAAAATGTTATTCGTGAACGTTTAGACGGAAAAGAAATTGTTGACACTTTGTTGTCTTTACAAAAAGTATATTCTCCTGTTGCCATTGGCATTGAGGATATGCAAATTTCTAAATCCATTGGGCCATTCTTACGTGAAGAAATGGTTAAACAAAACAATTATATTTCTTTGCTACCACTTAAACATGGAGGCAAAGATAAAATTACCCGTGCTAGAAGTATTCAAGCTAGGCTTAGAGCACACGGAGTCAAATTTGATAAAGAGGGGGACTGGTATCCCATCTTTGAAAACGAAATGTTTTCTTTTCCGCGTGGCAAACACGACGACCAAGTGGACAGTATTGCTTATTTAGGCTTAATGTTGGACAATTTGATTGAAGCACCCACACGAGAACAAGAAGAAGAAGATGCTTATGCAGAAGAACTTGAAGCTTCTGATTTAAATAACCAAGGTAGATCGGAGTACACAGGGTATTAAGTATGGAAAATTCTTTGTCACAATTGTTAGAAAATACAAACATTGCTCAAAAACTTTCTGAGCAGCGTTTAAAAGAAATAGGAACAGAAGCTTATGCTGGATATGAAATGGACAGGCAGTCCCGAATGGATTGGGAAAAGAACATAGATGAGTGGACTAAACTTGCAAAACAAACTGTTGAAACTAAAACATACCCTTGGCCGCGGGCTTCTAACGTTAAATATCCTGTTCTTTCAACTGCCGCTATGCAGTTTGCAGCTAGAGCTTATCCTTCTCTTGTTCCTTCCAATGGTCGTATTGTAAACGCCCGTCCAATTGGAAAAGACCCTGACGGTAAAAAAGCCGCTGTAGCTGAAGCTGTGTCTTTGTATATGTCTTATCAACTTCTACAAGAAATGGATTCTTGGGAAGAGGAAATGGACAAAATGCTATTGATGCTTCCCATTGTGGGAACTACATTTAAAAAAACATATTGGGACAATGTGGCAGAAAAAAATTGTTCACGTCTTGTTATGCCTAAAAATCTTGTCATAAATTATTGGGCAAAAAGTTTAAAAGAAGCTGAGCGCATTACTGAAATCATTGAACTCAGTCCTCGTAAAGTTAAAGAACGGCAGCAAAGTGGTGTTTGGCTTGATGTTGGTTTGGGTTCCGTACCTTCTCCAGAAGGTATTAAAAATGCTCCCTCTGTTACCGACACGACGACACCTTATACTTTTTTAGAACAGCATAGTTATTTGGATTTAGATGATGATGGCTACCAAGAACCCTACATTATAACTTTACATAAAGAAACTAAAAAAGTTGTTCGTATTACAGCAAGGTATAATGAAACCACCATCAAAATGGATAGCGAGGGTAACCTTAAAAAAATTGATGCTATTCAATATTACACTAAATATGGCTTTATTCCTAACCCTGACGGCAGCTTTTACGACATTGGTTTTGGTGTCCTTTTAGGACCTCTTAATGAATCAGTAAACACTGTCATTAACCAATTGTTAGATTCTGGACACCTTTCTACTTTACAAGCTGGTTTTATTGGTAAGGGTTTACGCATCAAATTGGGAGACACTAAATTTCTTCCAGGTGAATGGAAAGTAGTGAATGCTTTAGGAGCAGATTTAAAACAACAAATACTTCCTTTGCCTACAAAAGAACCTAGTGATGTTTTATTTCAACTTATGGGTAGTTTAATTACTTCTGGTAAAGAATTGGCTTCTGTTGCTGAAATTTTTGTGGGTAAAATGCCAGGACAAAATACCCCTGCTACTACCACAATGGCAACTATTGAACAAGGCATGAAAGTTTTTACTGCTGTTTATAAACGTATTTTTAGATCGTTAACAGAAGAATTTCAAAAACTTGCTCGTTTAAACAACCTCTACACAAATCCAGAAACATATGCGGATGTTGTAGATGTTACAGTAAACCCAGATGATTTTGATTTAAGTAAACATAATATTATTCCGGGGGCAGACCCAACGGCAGTTTCTCAAACAGAAAAGCTGTTAAAAGCACAAGGACTCATGGAACTGTTACCCACAGGTATGCTTAATCCTGTTAAAGTTGTTAAACGTGTTTTAGAAGCACAAGAGCAACCTAATTGGGAAGAACTTCTTAACCAACAGGTAGCTGAAACCGGACAACCCCCACAACAACCTGATCCCAAAATGCTAGAATTGCAAATGAAGGGTCAACTAGAACAGCAAAAAATAGGTATGCAGTCACAGGCACAACAGCATAAACTAGAAATAGATGCTCGTTCTGAACAAGTTAAATTGGCAATGAAAGCTCAAGAGCATGCTTTAGATATGCAGCACAAAGAGGACATGGCCAAAATACAAGCCGCAGAAGCTTTGCATAAACAACGTATTTTTGAGGTATCTGAAAAAGCTAAAGTAGTGCAGAACATACAGCATACAGAAGCACAGCACCAACAAAAATTACAGCATGCTCAGCAAGAGGCAAAACAAAAGGCAAAAGAGCCATCAAAAGGAGTTAAAAAATAGTGAAAAAACAAGATTTTCTAGACTGGAAAAATCATGAAATTACTGTCGAGCTTTTTAAAGAAATCAACACTCGAATAGAAGACATGAAAGCTGATTTGAGTTTTAGTGCAGGCCATGTTCCCATTAACGATGCAAAAACATCTGGAATGATTATTGCCTATAACCACATTCTCAATTTAGATTTTGAATTTTCAGGAGACGACGAGTGATTGTTCCCGTTATACATAGAATTTTAATTAAAGCAGACAAACTAGAAGAAACCGACAAAACTTACGTCAAAGCCAAACAGCTTGGTCTTCATATTCCAGAATTAGATGACCATAAGCGGGCACAGGCTGGAGTAGACAAAGGAATTGTTGTTGCTATTGGTCCCACGGCATTTACTGATTTTAATACAGAATGTCCCATTGCTGTTGGAGACTACATTGCGTATGCTAGGTTTGCTGGAAAACACATTACCGATCCCAAAACAGAAGAAGAGTATGTTTTGCTGAACGATGAAGATGTGGTTTGTATTTTTAAATAAGGAGCTTTAGATGGCTGATGAAGAGAAACAAGTTGAACTAACCCCCATTGAACAACGAGCAATGGAACAAGGATGGGTTCCAAAAGATGAATGGCAAGGCGAAGAAGATGGCTGGCGTCCTGCCAAGGAATTTTTAGATCGTGGTGAGCTTTTTAAAAAGATTGAAGCTCAAAATCGAACGATAAAAGATTTTAAACGTACCTTAGACGAATTGGCAAAGCACAATAAAGAAATCAGTGCTGTTGAATACAAACGTGCTTTAGAAACGTTACAAAATCAGAAAAAAGCTGCTATTAGTGAATCTGATGGTGATGCGGTTGTGCAAATTGAAGAACGAATTGATTTGATTAAAGAAGAGCAAAAGAAACTTGCTCAACAACCACTAACTCAAACTTCGGAAGAAACACACCCAGACTTTGTTAATTGGGTGTCCCAAAACTCTTGGTATGACAACAACGCTCCTATGCGGGCGTGGGCAGATGCTTTGGGCCGTGAGTTGGCCATGCAAGGTAAAAACCCAATTGATGTTTTGCAAGAAGTTTCCAAGCAGGTAAAAATTGAATTTCCTAATAAATTCACAAACCCCAACCGCCAAAAAGCTGGTAGTGTTGAGGGTAGTTCAACTAGGTCTTCCGGGAATTCCGGCGATTATGCTTTAACTCCAGACCAACAAAAAGCTATGCGTGATTTTGTTCGTGCTGGAATTATGACAGAAAAAGAGTATATTGAGCAAGCTAAACTAAAAGATGGGATTGTAAAATGAAAGAACCGATTGCAAAAGAACCAGAGCGCCGTAAACGGCGCAATTCTATTAGCACACGAAACATCCTTACGGTATCAAACAAAGACCCTAACTACCATTACCGGGTAGTTAATGATTCTGGAGATCGGATTCAAGAATTGCTGGACAGAGACTACGAACTTGTAGACTCTAAAACAGTACGTGTTGGCGATAAAACTATTAACGGAATTTCTTCTGAAGGTAGTAAATCTCAAGTTTCTGTTGGACAGGGACAAAAAGCTTTTGTTATGCGAATTAGAAAAGACTGGTTTATTGAAGACCAGCAAGAAAAACAAGCTGAAGTTAAAAAACTTGAGGACGCCACAAAAACCCCAAACATTAGTGGTGCTTATGGAAAACTAGAAATTACTAGTTAATTTATTTAATAAGTGCCATTAGTTTTTTTTATTTAAATGGAGAATTTTAATGGCAAGTGTATCTCGTATTCGCGGGTTTTTTCCCGTAAAAACGGTTACTGGTGCGGCCTGGAACGGCCAAGCCAATGTTTATTTTGTTCCGGCTTCTGATAGCACAACTATTATGGTCGGAGATGCAGTAAAACTTTTGGGTGATGCTCGTGCTGCTACGGGTGTACCTACTGTAACTCGCTGTGGTGCAACAGACATTCCTGTGGGTGTTGTTGTTGGTATTTTGTTTTCTGGTGTTGGTGATGCTACTAATACGCCTCCGGTAACGGATTTGAACACTCCTGTTTACCGTCGTCCCAGCACTGATCGTTATTTGTTGGTGTGTGATGATCCTAACGTCATCTATGAAGTTCAGTATGCTGGTACTAGTGTTGCTGCTGCAACTATTACTGCTAATGTTGGTTTGAATGGCCAATTTACAGTGACTGCTGGTAACACTACTTCTGGTACTTCTGGCATGCAATTGGATTCTAGTGGTTTGGCAGTAACTGCTACTCTTCCTCTAAAAATTGTTGGTTTTCCCAATCGCCCTGATAATATTCCCGGTGACCAATTTTTCAGCTACCATGTTAAACTTAACAACGTTGCTTTTGGTTCTGGTACTGGTCAAGCTGGCGTTTAATTTTTAAAGAAAGGTAAATTATGTCTGTTATTAATACTGGTTCATTTGCAAAAGCTTTGTGGCCTGGCGTAAACGCTTGGTACGGCAAAGCTTATAATGAGTATGAAACTGAATATACTAAGTTGTTTGATACCTACACTTCTACCCGTGGTTGGGAAGAGGACGTTGGTACAACTGGTATGGGTTTGGCTCAAGTTAAGTCTGAAGGCGCGCCTGTTACCTACGACAGTGAACGTCAAGCTTTCATTACTCGCTACCAACATGTAACATATGGTTTGGGTTTTATCATCACTCGTGAAATGTTTGATGATGACCAATACAACATTGTTGGTGAGAAGCGAGCAAAAGGTTTGGCTTACTCTGTTCGCCAAACTAAGGAAATTTTGGGAGCAAACGTTTACAATCGTGCGTTCAATCCCGCCTTTACTTATGGTGACGGTCAATCTTTGATTAGCAATGCTCATCCCAACATCAAGGGCGGTACTTGGTCAAATACCTTGGCAACTGCTGCTGATTTGAGTGAGGCTGCTTTGGAACAAGCATGCATTGACATTGCAGGTTTTACCAATGACGCTGGTTTGCTCATTGCAGTTCGTCCAAAGAGTTTGATTATCTCTCGTTATCTTCCTTTTGAAGCTAAGCGTATTTTGGGTACAACGGGCCGTCCGGGCACAGATTTGAATGATCTGAATGCCATTAAAGACATGGGTATGATTCCTGAAGTTATTCAAAATCACTACCTTACCGATCCTGACGCTTGGTTTATTCGCACGGATGTGCCGGATGGTAT